GGTCAGGTGTGGGGACCGGCGACGGTGCAGACTGAGGTTCATCCGATGGAGACGGGGCCGGGGTCGGCTTCGGCGAGGGCTTCGGGAGAGGAGAGGGGACCGGCGCAGGCGTCGGCATGCTCGGGTCAGGTGTGGGGACCGGCGACGGCTGCGGCTTGGTTTTACCGTCGCCCTCCGTGCCACCAGCGGCCTTCACGGTCGCAGTCGCCTCAAGGCTCTGACTGTTGACCGTCGCGCGGTTCACATAGGTGTCCTGTCCCTCGATGTGAGGGGTCGCTGCCGGGTACACGACGCACACGAGTGAACCGGACGGAGGCGTAAAAGTCAGCGTGTGCGCAGACTCGTCGAGCGACCCGTCAGCCCAGGTCGTCGTGCCCGGGTCCCATGTCGGTCCGCTGCTACACTTCACGGCCTTCGGCAGGGCGTTCGTCTCATCCGTCAGCGTGTAAGTCTTGCCGTCCTCGACGGCCCACTTAATGCCCCAACCGATCGACTGATCGGTGTTAGTCCAGCCGAACTTAATCGTCTCTTGAGCCGCGTACTCGTAGTGCGCGGGCGTCGAGCAGTCGCTCGTGCACTCGCCGACGCCTTCCTTGTCACCCCACACGAGTGTGCGATCCACCTCGCCATTGACGGTGATCTGCGTGCTTTCGGTGCCGACTGCGGCGTCCGATAGGTACGCGCGAGCGTTGAAGGTGCCGGAGACGTCGGTCTTATCCGCGTAGGCGGCTGGCACCTCCGAGACCGTGCAGGTCAGCGTCGCTTCGTTGGCTTCGCAGTTGCCGATCCGGCTTCCGTCGTCGAGCAGGAAGGGAAAGCCTGCCTGCCACTTGAAGCCCCCGTCGACGCTCCCGACAGTGAAGCTCTGTCCGACTGCGAGCTTCGCGGTCGACCACGTGCCCGCGACGGTCACCTCGCTAGAGGTCTGACGAGAAGCGCTCGTCGCCTTCGTGACCTGCGCGGTCATGGCCGGCGCAGCCTCGTCGGCGAATGCGGCACCGTACGGCAGCGCCAGGGCTGCAATGGTGATGGCGGCTCCCGCTGCCCAGATCTTCTTCATCGGTCTGTCTCTTTCTTGGTCTTGGTCTTACGGATTGATGGGTAGTAGGTGATTCCGCGCGACGCGCGGTTGTGAGAGTCGTGAGCCTCGGTCAGGTAGGCGAGTGCCCGCTTCCGGGCCTTCCGCACGATCTCCCGCGCGGCCCTGTCGTGGCAGGACCTGTCGTCTGAGGCTTCTAGACGGAGCGGCAGCGGTGCCGTGCACGTCGAATCGGTCATCGCTCGAGTCCCACAGGGATGTCATCGACGCGAAGCACCTCGAGGACGACGTGGATCTTCTTCCGGTCGAGATCGACGGACACGTACGGCGTGTCGATCGCCACGCACCCGTTGACTTCGGCCTCGAAGATCACGTCCTGCATCGCGAGGCACATGATGTGCGGCAGAGAGGCATCGCCGGACTGGTCGTAGTAGGCGAAGTCCGCCGTGCGCTGCAGGAGCGTCGTGCCCTGCATGCGGGCCTTGCCCGCGTTCTTCGCCATACGCGCCGCGATGTCCTCGAGGGTCGCCGCGCGGGCAGAGCCGCGCCACACGATCCAGGCCAGGACGCCCATCGATGCCAGCAGGGCGAGGGCGAGGCCAGCCAAGATGTCCGCGCTCACAGCGATACCTCCCGCCACTCTGCGTAGACGAGGACGCCACCGACGATGTCGAGCGTGACACCCGGGAAAAACAGCCACTCAGGCCAGCCGTCCGGATTGCCTGTGCCGCGCATGCCGAAAGCGATCACGAGCGCCGCCGCGACGCACACGCCTCCGACTAGCGACTTCCAAGTCCACAAACGCCGGCCATACATGTCATCCTTGTGCATAAATCTTCTCTTTCTCTTGGTTTTTGCGCCCCCGTGTCTCAATCGCAGGGGCACTTTTCTTTCTGGCCGGTGATTTCACCAGCTCACTCGCGGGGATCCTGAGCAGGCCCCCGACCTTGAACGAGCTAATCGCACCCGACGCGATCAGCTCCCGAACACCCGAGTCCGATGCCTCAATCAGCTGCGCAAAAGTGCGCACCCTATAGGCCGCCTTCCGCGTCCCCGCCGTCACCGCCGTCCCCGCCGACGCCGCCGACGCCGCCGACGCCGCGCGCCTGGATGACGAACACTCCAGGCTTCACTTCCTCGATCTCGTACTCCGCAGGTGACATACCTGCGAGCTTGTCGGCCCACTCAGCACGCATAACGAGGGCTTTGTGCGTTGTGCCGAGCGCTGCGGCCAGACGCTCCACCTCTGACACCGTCATGTCTCGATGCTCGTTGAGCTTGAGCGAGAGGCTTGCGCGGCCTATGCGCGCTTTCTCCGACAGCTCCTTTTGGGTGATACCAAGCTCATGAGCAAGAGCCTTGATTTCAGCTGCGATTGTCATGTCACCAATCCTTTCCATGTTTGCGAGTTGGTGACTACCATATAAGCATATAAACGCATGTGCCGCAACCCATCCTCGCGTGATCCACATCTACAAAAGCGGATATGCCCAACAGATGGTAAGCGAATCTTTGAAAACGAGTCCCTTTGAGCGGGCTGTCATCGCCGTGCTAAAGGAGCATTTACAGAACGCAGATCTGACCATTGACCGACTTGCTGAGCATGCTGACATCACCCGCGCGCGCCTACTCTCGCCCCGCGGGAGCTTGGTTTTTGACTCGTACTTTGTCCCTCATTTTTGGTGCCAAAACTATCAATGTCGCCTCGCGCGGGCCTTCATGCGCGCTCCCAACTCCGAGAGGCCCCACAGCCAAACGGCCGCGGAGCCTCTCTAGGTTCAGGCACGTTACTCTTCGCCCTTGCTTACGCGGTCCTGCGCAACGAATACTGCCGCGAGCGTGACTAGGTTGAGCGCTCCTGCCTCTGCGGCTCCCCGACCTTCGCTCTCGTGAGAGTGCCCGCCGAGTCGCGCAGCAACAGGCTTGGGGTCCTGGGCTGCGTCTCCGGGAGCTGCTGTCTCATCGCTCGATAGCTCCTGACCCCCGTCAGGTCGAACACTGACCTCGCTCCCGTTAGGACTAGCGTCTTGCGACGACGCGCCGGCACCGGCATTGCAGTCATGCTGCTCTCCTTTCCTAGTCCTTTTTGCCATTGTGCCATGACAGCTTTGTTTACTCTTTCTATACATACAAGCGTATGTTTCTCGTAAATCACCCTCATGGCCCGTTCATGACGCTACTGCACGCTGGCTGCGCAGGCTTCCATGCGTGCGATCATTTCCCCCCATCTCCACCAATTCCAATCGTTCACTGCAATTCCGCCACTTTCTCATATATTCGAGTACAGGGTGGGTACAGCAAAAGCCCCCACCTGCCTTGATGACAGGTGGGGGTCTTTCATGCGTTGATACGCGATTCAATCGTCTCAATGCGTTCATACATTGAGCGATGTGTGTCGTGAGCATGAGAATCGATCAGCCGCTGAGCAGACTCACGAGCTGTGCGTTCATCATGGATCTCAGCAGCCATTCGGCTGCCGCGCTCATCGATGCGGTCGATTCTCTCCCTCATGTCCGACAGCCTCACTCCGTGGGCCTCGAGCGTCAATGCGACGCAGTCGACCGCTGACGAGAGGCCCTCGAACTTCTCGGGCAGGCCCGCAAGCGCGACGACTGATTCGTTAATGGCCTTGACGGCGTCGCGGACTTCGTCGAGGTCGTCGCGAAAGTTCGTCGAGTGATCATCACTGACCTGGGCATCTGCAGACTGTGCGGCTTCCTTCGCTTCCTCTGCTACTTTGGTGACGCGTCGCATATGCGATTCCATGCTGGCCTTGAGGCGCGCGAACCACATGGCGACAACGCCGCTAAAGCCGGCCAGTAGGATAGCAATGAGACCGTTGACTGCCTCGACTACCTTCTGATCCGGGATGATGCCGCTCACGGCTGCGCCTCACCACCTGAGTTACTGTGCGTCGCCGCCTCCTCTTCGCCTGCTCGCACGTCGTCGACGGTTTCGCCACCAGGGGTGACTGCCCCGGCCCAGTCAATGATGCTCACGCCACAGATCTTGATCCCCGAGAGGATCTGGAAAACCGTCCAGGCGACGCCGAGGAACACCGTCGCCTGCGAGACGATGAGCTTCCATGTGGCCGGGTATGAGCCTGAGAACCAGACTCCTGCCGTTACAACAACGGCGACGGCGATCGTCAGCCAGACGCGACGCTGGCGCGTCCAGTACGGGCGATCAAGCGAGGCCTGAATAAGCGGCCACACGACGCCGATGAGGACCGAGGCCACGAACGGATCGGACTGCAAGCCCAACAGAATATCGCTCTGATTCATGCCTGTTTCCTCTCACACGGTCTCTGCGCCCGCGAGCGCGATGTTGACTGCTGCGGCGGTGGCTGGGCCGTAGATTTCGTCCTCGTATGCGCCGACGGCTGCCTGGATGAGTCCAACTGTCTCGTCGTGCGCCGCTTCGGAGTTTTCGCCCCAGATGCCGTCCGGCGTGGTGCCGACGACACGCTGGGTGTATTCGATGCCGTAGGGGAAGGTGTTGCCGCCCCAGGTGGATGCGGCGGCGACGGCGTTGATGCGCTGGCGCGTGTCGGGACCGGCGACGTTATCGGGGACTGCCCCGACTGCCTCTTGGAGTGCGGTGATGTCGGTGTAGCCGCTGTCCTGGGCGCTCGTGTCGATATTGCCGTCCCAGCGTCCGTTGTCGATCATCCAGGCGAGGACGACTCGCATGTCGACCCATCCGAGGATGTCGTCTTCATCTCGGTACTTGACGAGGACTCCATTGCCGTTGTCCTGGCTGCCACCCATGGATGTGTTGCCCTCGACGGCGCGGAAGTAGTCGGATGCCTGGTCAGGCCAGGACGCGCCGACGTGGTCGGCGATCCCGTCTCCGTGCCACTCGTAGATCGATTGATTGCCGTATCCGGATTCGTCGCGCCACGCACCGATCTTCTGCGCGAAGTTCTTGATGTAGGGGATGTAGTACCACCACGCGGCGTTCATGATGTTGACTCCGGCCTGGAGGTATCCCCAGACCTGGAAGGCTCCGCACCAGGCGTAGCCTCGGAAGTCTGGCTTCCCGACTGCGTCCCAGTACTTGTTCCCGCCGACGTGGCCGACTTCGCCGCGCATCGCATCCATCGCGATGTTGATTGCCTGCGTGATTCGAGGATCGTTGATGCTCGTCATGCCTGGCCTCCGTTCTGAGCTGCGATGTTGCGTTCGGTCATGAGGCCCATGATTTCGGCCTCTTCTTCTCTCGTGGCCGGCATTGTTGCGTCGGTGTTTTCCATTTCTCCACCTTTCGTTGATGTTTTCGGTATGAGTAATCCCCGGCCACCTGTTTGGCGGTCGGGGATTAGGCTTGTATCGCACCTGCTCTTGTCAGGTCTTGATGATGTAGTTCAGCGCCATGTACGGCGGTAGCAGACTGAGTGGTTTACCCCCGCCCTCTGGCTGTGCAATGGCTCTATCCAGGGCCCCGCCCCCCGCGGCTGCGATGCCTGACCAGGCTGAGCCGCCCGCGAAGTTCGTCTGGTAGATCGCCGCTCCCGAGGCCCAGTAGCTCGATTCTCCACCAATCTGGTGCGAGTGCCTCGGCATCTCATCCACCGTGAGCGCATGCTGTTCTTCGCCGCCCAGCTCACCGAGCTTGTGCGCCGCATTCACCCCCAGCACCGTCCGGCCACGCAGGTCAGGCACACGAAACTTCACGCCGTTGCCGAAGACTGCCGCGAGCGCCGGGTATGTTCGCCGGTCGTACTCCCTGCCGTCACACAGGAGCCAGCCGGTTGGTGCCACTGACCCGGCGAACGCAGCGATCACGCCTGCGGGAGTGACGACGGTGATCGCCTCACCGGGGTCACCCTTTTCACCGCGCGGGCCGCGCTCCCCGGGGTCACCTTTATCGCCTTTCGGGCCGCGCTCCCCGGGGTCGCCTTTATCGCCCTTCGGGCCGATGGGGCCTGGTGGCCCCTGCGGTCCTGCGCCTCCGCCTCCGCCTCCGCCGACGTTGAGGTTGGCTAGGTCTAGATACTGGTCTCGGTATGTGCGTGTCGCTGCGATTGCCTGCATGTTTCCCTCGTGGATCTGCACGAGGACTCTGTCACCCGGATATGTCTTCCGGGTGAGCAGCCGGTCCGGAACCGATGTGATCGCGGCATTCTCGTCAGTTCGCGCGCGCCATAGGTCTGCGTCAAGCTGCACATTCACTTGCCCCTGGCGCGAGGCCCGCACCGCCGTGCCCCACCGGTAGGACGGCTGCGCGTCCACCCGCTTCCGCAGATCCGCGACCACAGCGGCTAGATAATCGACGTCATTCACCGCGAATCTCCTTGATCTCTGTCTTCACGAGTGCGGTAGGGGAGAGCGGGATCTCCATCTTCTGTACCGTGCCCCGGAGGCGTTGACCCTGCGACACGAATTCAACGACGTCACCCGGTCGGATGTTGACCGGAAGATGTTCGATCACTAGTGTCGCCGCGGGCATTGACTTCTCCGCGAGTACGCGGGCCGCCCACTGGTCAATCGCTTCCTGGCTCGTGACTTTCACGCCTGTCTCGACATGGACGACCTCGCCGCGGTTTACAGTCGAGAGCGGGTCAGCCCTACTGTCATTCCTTGCCACACCGACCACTGCTGGAGTCGGTCCTGCGCCATACTTGTCCTCGCCTCGCTTGGTGTCGTCAGATCCCAGTGTGCCGACACAGATGACGACGTTTGGCACCGCGAACAGATCGCGATCGATTGTCCACGATGCAGAGTGGATTGCCTCTTCACCCTCACGAAAAGCCATTTTTACTGGGCGCTGCGATGGGCGCACGTACGGTTCCCCTTGGATCACACCGTATCCGTCCGGCGTGAGCGCCCCCCACCCTACGAGCCTCGCCATGTCGTTGAGTATCGTGAGTACGTTAGTCCCGACGTCGTACACGACCGTCTCGTTAATGAGAGGCCCTGACGACGCCGCCTTGAACCCCTGAAACCCGAATCTCGCGTTTCTGGCTCTCTTCACGCACCTGTCGATCAGACTGAACTTGTTTCCGGCACGCAGATGCGCGTCCGCGACCTCCTCTATGTGATCTGTGCTCATGCGATCCAGGTAGGCGAGCGTGCTCAGCAGCTCGACGCTGCGCGTTACCCGATGCTCTGAGACATCCCGAGTCGGCGACGACATTACGAATGTCGCCACCGGCCAGCCCTCCATGCCGACCGGCACGTAATCAACGCGGGCATGGATGTTGAACCAGTCGACCTCCTGAGCCGTCTCCGTGAGGCTGAGCTGCCCCGACGCGCGCAGACGCGACGTCGCGGACAATGTCACTGACCCAGAGTCGACACCGTCGAGCAGCCCAATGTCCTGCCCGTCCGGCGTCGTCAGCATCACCCGATAATCCGCCTGACGCACCGGCGCAAAATCACCCACGATTCACCTCCGTCAGCTTTGCAGAGACTGCCCACACCCCGCCAATCGAACGACTTAGCTGCACCTCAGAAAGAGAGCCGTACAGCACCCTCCCGAGCGGATCTCGATACATGAACGGTGCAGGCATGTACGCGAGATCCTCAATCGCGGCTCGCTCTCGCATGGATGCGTCTACGAGCGACGCCGATATGGAGACCACCCGCTGACGCTGTGTACCCGATAACTCGACGCCAAGACGCCGACCCGCGAAGTGCTTCACCTCTCGGTTCACCAATCCCATGCTCACAGCAGTCGTAGGATTCCAGGCAAGCCGAACAGCTCGGGAATAGCCGGGCCCGGCGCTCAGCCAGACCGCCTGCGAATTCGCAACGCCCTCTATCACTGTCGCCGACGATGAAGGCAGCGCTGACGTCGCAGTGACCCGATACACGGTTGTCCCGTTCGTTAGACACTCGCGGTCTTTATACATGGTCGACGGCGGGAGTTTGTCTGCGATGATCGCCCATGTCGCTCCGCCATCGATTGAGCGTTCAAGGCGCGTCTCGACAGCCGGAGGCGTCTTCGCGCCCTGCGGGACAGCTGGGGCAGCGATGGAGATGAACATATCCCCCTCTTCTTCTTCCCACACAGCAGTCACGATCGGCTTGGGCGGCGTCGGGTACTCGACCCTGTACGTACGTTCAACGGTCGTGGCTAGGCCATACCCGTCCACGATTGTCACGCGCACGATATACGTGGCCTTGTTCTCCAGGCGGGCTTTAAACCTCAGCTCTGCGCGAGTGAAAGTTGGCACCGCTTTTAGCGCCGCCGCCGTGCCCTTGATCTGTTCAATCGCCTGGCTGCGCTCTGAGAGCAGTTCGCATACGACTGATCGGATCGTCGTCGACGATCCGCGCACGTGGGAGACCGTTAGAACGCCGTCAAAGACGGATTTGTCGAGTGTCGTCGCCTCGGGAGCGAGGGCCACTACGGGCGGATACGTCACCACGGATCGCCGCACTGGAGACCACTCCGAATACTCACGGTACTGGCCCTTTGTGCGCACCTGGAAGGCGATTGTTCCTGCAGGCAGATCCACAGTTTTTTCTTGCACGCTGCCTGAGACCGCGACTGTCGTCCACGCAGATGTATCCCCGACCCTATGCCCATTCCCGTCCTCGGTGTAGACCGTTTGGTAGCGGATCTCCGCCGCTTCCTGCGCGGTCTCGTCGAGAGAATTGTGCACCCATTCGAACGTCACACCTCCGACTGGCGCGTATGCCGTCGGGGCCGTGACGTCTGGGATGCCGGGCTTTTGCAGGACCTGGATCGTATTCGACGCCACCGAACGCTCAGACACGAGCTTGTCGGTCTTGACGTACACGTAGTAGGTGTGTGGCACCTGCAGGTCTGCCGTCTCATGGACCCAGACGCCGGCGTCGGCACGCACCTCCCCGACCTTCGTATCCCCATCCCAGACCTCTATTGTTGCGTCCTCTGGGTATGGGAACGAAATGTCCCATGTCACGCCGATCTGCCCCTGACCGTTTTTGGACGCCCTCACGCTATTGATCGCAGACGGCTGCGTCGACACACCCACTGACGTCGGCGACGCGGGGCCTGGATAGAAATCAGATGCGTATCGCACACGCGTTGGGATAATCGGCGAGGCCGACACCCGGTACCAATAGCGGTTATTCTCTGTGATCGCCTTGTCATCGACGATCGAGAATTTCACGAGATCAGCCCCGGTCGCGTCGACCCAGGCTATTACGTGCCATTCTCTCGGGAGCCACGGCCCCGAGTAGTTATCTGCGTACGCATCCCAGCGCTCGACTACGTAGGACTTTACTGGCGAGTCCCTGTCTGCAGGCTTCGCCAGCGGCCACAACACCTGCACTGACTTTCCGTCAGGGCGCAGATACGCCTCGCAGAATGTCGGGGCTGTCGGAGGCTTGGCTGGGCGGGCAGGCAGTTTCAGCCACGCCTCCAGAGATGGATGCCCGCCGTTCCAGATCGGTCCCAGCGAGTACCCGACCTTGATCCACCGTTCGGCGTCTGGCGACAGCTCCTCTGTCCAGTGCGACGTGCCCATGTCCTTGTACACGGTGCCGCCGCGCGGCGACGAAAACGCCACCTGCTCGCTGCCCGAGCCGACTGCTCCCCACCAGGATGTCGCGGCCGTGTACTGGTGCCCGTACCCGTCCGAGCGCATCCAAAACTGCGCATAGACCTCCACAGTCCCAGACACCGGATCTCCGGTGTACCACAGCTCAACGCCGACAGACATGTACCCGGATGACGTAGACCACTGGATTGCCATGCTACTCCTACTTACTCTAGAATCCGATGCGCTCACGCATCGCTGCTCGAGACACGGGTGCTAGCCCCTCCGACACAGCTCCCGACGCTTCTACCCTCATACGCCCGATGAGGGCATTGTCCGAGTCACGCACCACGACTGTCTGAGGCCCCGACACCTGCATTCTGGCCAGTCCAGCTGTACCACCCAGCCCCGCAGACACGCGCATCGCACCCAGCTCCAGTTCTGTTAGCTGTGCCTGGCCTGCTGCCAGCGTCTCCCGGATTGCCTCTTCAAACAACGGCGATCGCGAGGCAGCGCCCTCCGCGAGCGCTTCGACGATCGACTGGCCCGAGTAGAGTGACCAGCCTTTGCCGGAGAAGGGACCTTCCTTCGCGGGGGAAAATGGCAGCAGGTTTCGCACTGAGCTCATGACGCCCTTTATAGCGTTTTTCGCAGCCGCCGCCATCGATGAGATGCCGTCGGCGAGGCCCTGGACGATCTTCCGGCCCGAGTCGAATAGCAACTTTGGCGCGTCGTTCAGCGATGAAAAGATTTTGCTTGTGATCTTGCCGATTGCAGTTAAGACCGCTGGGATTGCTTGTACGAGTCCTGATGCGAGGCCTCCTACTATCGCAATGCCTGCCGATAGGATCTGCGGGATGTTTTGAACGAGCACTGTCACGATGGTCGTGATGATCTGCGGGAGCATATCGATGAGCTGCGGAATCGCGGCCGTTAGCCCGTTGATCAGGCCTATCAGGAGTTGCACTCCAGCATTGATGATCAGCGGCAGGTTCTGGACGAGCACATCAACGATGGTCGTGATGATCTGCGGGAGCATATCGATGATCAGTGGCAGGGCCGTGATAATGCCATTGATCAGCGTCATCAACAGATTCAGGCCTGCATCGATGATCAGCGGCAGGTTCTGGACGAGAGTATCCACGATGGTCGTGATGATCTGCGGGAGCATATCCATCAGGAGAGGGATTGCGACCACCAGGCCGTCAATGAGAGCCTGCAGGACCTGCGTGCCTGCATCGATCAGCTGAGGCAGTGCCGTCACGAGTGTCGTTACGACTGTTGTGATGATCTGCGGGATCACTGTCGCTAGCGTTGGCAGCGCCGCCACCAGGCCATTGATCAGCCCGAGCAGGAGGTCTAGCCCGGCCTGGATTAGCTGCGGCACCGCCTGCGACAGCGCATTGAGCAGCGATGTGATGATTCCAGGCAGCGCTGCGACAAGCACCGGTATCGCGGCTGTCAGGCCAGCCACTAGCCCGTTGATGAGATCGATGCCAGCGTTGATTAGCTGCGGCAGCATATCGACGAGGCCCTTCACGAGCGCGACGATCATCTGCGCGGCAGCTGGGATCAGCTGCGGGAGCCAGCTACTGAACGATCCGACGAACGATTCAACAATCAGCCCTGCCATATTCAGCAGCACAGGCAGAGCATTCGTGATGCCGGTGATCAGAGTCTTGACTGCCTCCGCGCCCGAGGCGATCAGCTGAGGCGCGTTTGACACCAGCTCCATGCCGTATTTCGAGACGTTGAGGATCATGTCCGAGATCGTCGTCTGAATCTTCGTCGTTAGCTCGCCACCCGACGCCTGCACCAGCGCACCGAGGCCTGCGACCGCAGCCGTAATCAGGCCGCCGAACGCCAAGACCTTACCGAATCGCGCCGGGTTCAAGAACATCCCGACCTGGCCGATCAATCCCTCAGCCGCCTGACCTACATGGCCAGCCGCGCCCGCCAGCGCCTCCCCCATCTTCGGGCCGACTCCACGCATCGCCTGCCCCATCTTCGGGCCGACTCCACGCATCTCCTGTATCGCCGGCCCGAGTGCCTTGCCTGTGCTCTCCTTGAGGACGCCGCCGACACCCGAGAGTTCCTCACTGATGATCCCGAACGACGGACCGATGTACCTGTCACCAGCCTCGCGGATCGCGCTCCCGAAGCCCGAGAACTTCTCACTGATAGTCCCGAACGACGGAGCGATGTGCTTGTTACCAGCCTCGCGGATCGCGCTCCCGAAGCCCGAGAGCGTCTCTCCAATCGCTGACGACGCCTCCGACGCCACCGCACCAGCTCCAGCCTTCAAGGTACTGCCAAGGCTCTTCGCATGCTGCCCGACCGACTCAGCAGCCGGCGCGAACACCTTACCGACGCCGCCCTTGACCGCATCCCCAAGCCCCGAGAACTTGTCTACGAGAGCAGACGGCGACGGCAAAGCATCGAACGCTCCGATGATCAGCTCCGGATCAGCCAGCAGCGTGCCCGCGCCCGCCAGCGCGGCGAAGCCTCCGGTTGCCTGTCCGAGGGCTTTGGCGATGTCCTCGAGGGTGAGTTTGCCGTTCTTCATTGCGTCTGCGAAGGGGCGGAGCTTGTCCGCGATGACGTCGACGTGCTTGCCCGCTTCCTCGAATGCGGGGCCGAGTTGCTCGCCGACTGCGTTGACGATGTCCGTCAAAGGCTCCTTGACCTTGTCGAGGGACGCGACCAGCCCCTTTTCGACGGTGGCTTCAAGGTTGCCCCACGCGCCTTCAAAGGTCGAAGCCGACTTCGCGGCCTCTTGTGCGACGTCGGTGAAGCCGAGGTCCATCAGGGCTTGGTTGAACTCTTCCGCCGTGATTTGGCCTTTGGACATCGCGTCCCGGAAGTCTCCGGTAAACGCTGCATTGGCCTTGAGGGCTTCTTGGATTTTCCCAGATGCGCCGGGGATTGCCCCGGCTATTTGGTTCCAATCCTGCGTCGTGAGTTTGCCTGCGCCGTTGATCTGGACGAGCGCGAGCGCGACTTGCTTGAATGTCTCTTTCGTTCCGCCGGCAATGGCATTGACATTGCCGGCGGCCTCCGCCATCTTGTCGAAATCCTTAACTCCATTGGCGGCGAGCTGCGCGGTCACCGACTGGATGTCAGACAGGTCATATACTGTCTGATCTGCGTAGGTTTGAGCTGCGGCGGTCAGCTGCTTGATTCGCGAGGGGTCGACGCCAGCGAATTCGAGTGTTTTCTTGAATTTGTCTGTAGCGTCGCTCGCTGCGATTGCCGCGGGGACTTGAGCCGCGAGCGCGGCGGGGATGCCGCCGACGGCGGCGGCGACGCCGCCAAGTCCGAGCTTTCCGATTGAGGAGAGGGCACCGCCGATGTGCTTGGAGAGCGACTGCCCGATCTTTGAGCCCCAGGACTCCGACGCCTCAGTGACTGCACTCGTTCCGAGCGCTCCGAGTTCTTCCTCGATCCGCTTCTTCAAGCCCTTGAACGACGGGACGACGTCAATCCAAGCTGTGCCCAGGGAAACACTTTCGGCCAATGCCCTCTCCTTATCTAGTTTTCAACTGACGTGCGGGCTGCATTGAGCTGCGCTTCGATCCAGTCCGTGTCGGGCATATGGTCGATTTCAACTCGCGTGCCCGGCCGCGGAATCGGCGGCGGCATGCCCCTGCCCTTCTGCGCGTTCTCGGTTTTTGCCCACTGGAGCCAGTGCAGCGAGTCGGCCTGTATCGCGGCCAAGTGCGTGTCTAGCGAGCGCCACTGCCACTCTTGGTCGATGGCACGCAGCGTCCAGGACTCTGTCTGTTTGATGACGACGGACGCGAGGCGCGCTGCCTGCCTAGCTGGCATCTGACGCGGCGCGCGCCCGAAAAACCGAAGGAAGTCCGCCTCCAGCTCATCGGGCGCGCGCATCAGTATCGCAGCGAGCGTCAGGCTTTTGGGGCCAGCTCGCTCATGATCTGGATGAGCATTTCAGTTGCGGCGGTTGCCGTGACGCGGCCTCGCTCATTCCTGATAGCGTCGAGCAGCTCCTGCGCCTGATCGCCTGCAACTGCTCGGAACACGGCCGGCATGGCGAGGATGTCGCCGCGCTGAATCTCCGCGAGAGACTCGAGCAGCTCGAAGTCATCGAAAACGGTCGGGTCGACCGTGAGCTGCACGCCCGCGACCGTGATCGCGCGCAGCTCCTGCAGGTCGGTCCGAACCGGTCCCTGATGAACCCTGGTAGGCTCCTGCTGCTCCGACTTCGAGACACCTACTGCAGTTGCCAGCTCTTGCTCAGACACTCCGAGGATGCCGCTCTCACGCTCGAGCATCTCTTTGCCGGTCATCGGCAATGCTCTGCCGTCATGGCGGCGAGGGCCACCGTGCCACTCGACCTCGACGTCATCGGGGTTGCCAGGCACCATCTGGTTGTAAAAAGTCATCGCGCTCAACCTTTCTAAGTCTGTGAGTCTTTGTCGCGCCTAAATTGGGTTGGATTGGAAGAGGGGC